CTCCGCATCTAACCAAAGAGGATAAACAATGATCACAGCCAAACTCCAAAACCGTAAGGCCATCGTAACCATCGTCGTTCTTGTAGCGACTTGGCACTTTGACCCCGATCTTGGTGAGTGGCTGGAATATTGCCCTCTCCCTGGTCGGATTGCGAAGGAGACCATCTCTGACGCCAATGGTAAGGCGCCAGTTGGGCTGCCGTAAGGCACCCACTCCGGAAAGCTTCCTGAGCTTTGACGGAGAACGTAGCCCCGCCCTTCCAAGGCGGTGACTTTAACTGTTAACGGAGGTCACATGGTGACTGTTCATATCAAAGGGCCGATGCTGCGTCAAAAGGAGACGTCAACGAGTAAACTCTACCAAGAGTATTACCACGTGATGCCCCGAGGTGCTGCTTCGACTCCTGCGAGAACGACACGAACCGTTAGGCCATCCACGTCGTGGGGCGATAAAGGCTCTGCTGACAACATTAACAGTGGTCTATATGTGCCATCAGCGCAGGCGAAAGCCTACGACAAGTGGCACGCGAAGGCAAACGCTCGAGCAGAAAACATGATGAACATCCTTGAACTGGAGAAATCCATGCTGATGATTACGAAAAGAGCTTCGCAGCTCGTTTCGGTCGTAAGGCATGTGAAAAATCTGCGGTTCGGGGACGCTTATGATGCGCTCGATGTCGCCCGATCTAAACGGCCAAGGAGTTACGAAAACCTTCGCAAGAAGGCCAAGTACCCCGCGGACGCATGGTTGGAACTGGAATTCGGTTGGAAGCCGATGATCCAGGACATAGGAACCTCTGTAGAGATTCTACAACGGGAATTCCCCGTTGAACGGATTAAAGCAGTTGGTACAAACCTTGGTGTACAGACAAGTAAATCGCTGTACCCGCCGGATTGGTATCCGTATGGTTATGATGAAATCACGACCGTTAAAGCAACCGCTTCGTACAGTGGTATAATGAGGGTTACCAACCCGAATTTACTATTGGCGAACCAGCTGGGTTTCGTTAACCCCGCTGCCATCATCTGGGACGCAGTTCCGTTCTCGTTCGTTGTTGACTGGTTCATCCCAGTAGGAAGGTTCCTAAAGAGCTATTCCAACAACTTCGGTTTCGAGATTTTGGACCCAATCTCAGCATGGGGGATGAGGTGCGTGACCGAGGGCAATTATGGCTCCGGTTTCGGCATGACCCCTTCCCGGGGTTTTGTTGATTCCTATCGCTATATAAGGGGGAAATCTCCTTTCGCTCGACCGTCACTATTCTCACGAGCACATTTTCCAGTGCTTGATACGTGGAAGGCGGCGACGTCCGTCTCACTGTTGATCCAACAGCTTAACGGCTTGAAGAGATAACGGTGGATGGATGTCGTCGTGAATCGCTCAATTTCGAGCACATTTCGAACCAAAGGCTCTAGTTATGCCCAATATGGGTCCTCTCACGCTGAAAAACGCAGCAGCTGCAAATGTCACGGCAACCGCCCTGTCCCCGTCCGCGGGCGACAAGGTGAGTGCTCGTTGGCGGATCGAGGATGCAAATCCTCCCTTCGCACGTGCATTGCTGGATTGCGTTGCTTCTCCGTCAGCCGACGGGAAGATTCGGAGTGTTCGTGGTACGTTCAAGATGCCGTTCGCCTACACGGATTCGACAACCGGCTTGAAAGAGTCGGATGTCTACGTGCAGGGTTCGTTCAGCTTCAGCGTGCCTCAGAGCATTCCGACGGCAACGACCGATGATGCATCGGCCTATTTCGGCAGCTTCTTGCAAGATGCTCTGATTCAGAGCGTCCTGAAGTCGCAGATCGCACCGACCTAAAGGTAGGCAGTGCGTTCGCCGAATGTTCTCCTGGACCCTTATATGGGGCAGGTGGTGTCCGCTATTTGCGGCGCGGTGGGTACCAATGTTGCTATGGCTGTGGCGAAAGCCTACGGTCGTGGTGATATTGAGGGTCTGAACTCATTAAGAGTAGATCCTTCTCAGTATAGCGATGCACGGCGTTACCGCGAGGATAATGCTTGTGTTGAGCTTCTTCGTAAGTGTCAGTTTGAGGGTGCTAGCGCCGCGATTCGTCGCGATGCTGCGCTCAAAATCTTTCACGAAGCTGAGAGTCAGTGTTTCAGAACGAACCTCCGTCTCGATTCCCTCCTTAACAATTATTTTGGAGAAGATGCGTATCTCGTCGAATTCATCGATAAGGCGCGTCTATGGATATCTGAGACGTTGGGCAGGATACCGACTGACGTCGGTCCGCGTTTTGGTCCTGGTAGTACCTACGACGATAGGGGTCGGTATATCACGGTCCCTGATAAAATGACGTCTCGTCCGACGATCTACGAAAGCAGTCGGGATTTCATCCCGCTGTTGGAGCGAAGCGCCTGGTGGCGATCGCTTCTAGTAGATCATGCTCGACATTCCGACCCCAGGACAATCCGCGGCAACCGTTTCACAACGGTGCCAAAGGAGAGTCTGAAGGATCGGGGTATATGTATCGAAGCCGGCTGCAACATTGCGTTGCAGTTGCCAATCGGTGCCATGCTAAAGCGCAAGCTTTATTGCAGAAACATCGATTTGCTTAACGGCCAAGATAGACACCGTCGATGGGTCCAACGTGCATCCCTTTCGGGGGAGCATGCGACTATTGACTTGTCGAATGCCAGTGATACTCTCGCCTTGAAGTTAGTGAAGCTTCTGCTTCCTCCTAACTGGTTTGATCTCCTATTTGCCCTTCGGGCGCCTTATACAAGGTTACCTGATGGGACGTGGGTTAGACTAGAGAAGTTTTCCTCAATGGGAAACGGCTTTACGTTCGAGCTGGAAAGCCTCATCTTTTCTGCGATTTTATTCGCGTGTGGATGTGGTGTACCAGGGGTCGATTTTTCGGTCTTCGGTGATGATCTCATCGTTCCGACCGGGAAAGCGAGGACTGTTTTGGCTGCTCTCCGTTACTTCGGATTCAAAGCGAATAGTCGTAAGACGTTCGTCGAGGGTCCGTTTCGCGAGAGTTGTGGTGGCGATTTCTTTGACGGTGTACCCGTGAGGGCTCACTATGTCAAAAAGATACCTACCTCTCCGGAGCAGTGGATATCGTTAGCAAACGGGCTGAGGAGGTTGTCCAAGCAGGACAGCCAAGTCAGTTTCGAATGCTCCCCTTTCTTCCTTGCGTGGAAAGTGGTGTTGGGTTTCATCCCAAAGCATATCCGTCAGTTACGTGGTCCCGAGCAATTCGGTGATCTCGTGATCCATGATGACATTTACCCGCTTCATCAACGGGCGGATTTCCCAGGCCAAAGATTCTTAAGAGTCTATAAACCTGTTGCAACCACCCTTGGGTGGGAGCATTGGAAACCCGGTGTAGTCATGGCTGCAGCCTTGTATGGCTTGCCGCAGGAGGGGGTTATACCCCGAGACGCGGTGAGTGGTTATAAGGTAGGCTATATTCCTTTCAGTTAAACGAAGGACGGCGAGTTTGGGTGTGTCCTTTTAAACACCCTGGAGGTTGCTGTTAACATGCGACCATGAAAGCGG